GTGTTCACGGATTTCGAAACGTCGACGTCCACGATTGCCGATCTGGTGAGCAACACCATGAGAGGCATTCTTTTTACTCGAGACTATCAGGCTGATATGGATGATCCCAGTCAGAAGATTAGGCACAAAGTCATGAAGTTCTCCCGAGACAACATCGTTGCCGGGAATTTGCAATAAAGGAGGCTCAAGATGAGCGGAACCCCCCAGGCCGGTGTTATCGGTCTTTCGAATCTCACGTATTGGCCGCTGACATCGGACCCGGCGACTGGTACTCCCACCTACGGAGCGGCGGTGTCGCTTCCTGGTATCGCGGAACTCAACTTCGATCCGAAGGCGAGTCAGACCCCGTTCTTCGGTGACAACACGCTGATCGCCGTCGGCAGCACCACGGGTTTCCGAACCCTTGGTGCCAAGCTCTACGACATCGATCCGCAGTCGCTGGCGACTCTGATGGGCCAGACCTATGCCAATGGTCAGATCCTTGACCAGGGCAACGACATCTCGCCCTACTTCGCGCTGGCTGGCAAGGTGCTTCGCAACAGCACGACCGGCGGCGTCCCGACGCAACAGTATGTCGTGTTCTACAAGGTTCAGTTCATGAAGCCCAAGTCGGACTGGAAAACCAAGGCCGACAAGGTCACCTTCATCGAAGTCAGCCTCGATGGATCTGCAGTGGCACTGACTTGCAATGGTCAGTATGGCCTTATGCAGCGTGCCGACGACCCCAACGGAAGTGCCGCGGCTCTCACCGCTTGGTTTACCACTGTGCAGTTCAACGGTGCGGACAACAGCGCTTTGAGCGTGGTGTTCGCCGCCGGCGGAACGACCAAGACCATCACCGCCACCTTCAGCAAGGCGTCGACGTCCGGATCCATCCCGTTCACCATGGCCAGTGCTTCGACGTTGACCGCTCTGGCAAACGAGGTGCTGTTCGTGAACTCGACCACCGCCAGCGTCGGTGTCGCGGTGCCTGCTACGTGGGTTCTCACTACGCCCGGCGCAGGATTCTCGAACAACACGATTGTGTTCACCGGCACTCTCGGCGCTGGCGCCGTGGCCGGAAATACCGTGACCGCGGCCTTGCGTTCGAACTCCACAGTGGTGGACAACAACGGAACCAGCGCGACGGGTGTCGGTAAGGGCACCTTGACCCTGGCCTAAGATCGAATTCGGCGGGGCGAGATTGGAGTGGGGAGGTTTGCTTCCTCTTTCCTCTAAAGCTTCAATCGCGCCCCGCTTCTAAAAAAGAGGAATGAATATGGCAAAGAACATCGGAAAACATGTAGGGCAACCCGTGGTGATCGCTGGCCAAGAATATCGTCTGAGTCTGACGATGCTCGGCCTGGACTATTTGGACGAGAAATATGGCGCTGGCGAGGCCATGAAGAAGTTCCAGGAAATGGGACAGAATTTTCAGTTAGGCAACATCGATAAGGAATCGCGCGCCGTTCTGCTCGACTGGGTCCGGGCGTCCCTGATTCACAACCAGTTCGATGAACAGGGAGTGAAGGTGCGCGATATCCCCACTGAGTTCCAGATTCAGTCCTCGGTTTCGGTTGGCGAACTCTTGGCTATGGGCGCCAAGGTCATGGAAAGTTATCGGGCCTCGTTTCCCGCTCCGAAACAGGACGGTGACATCGACCCTCTCTAAGCGCGGATGCGGAGATCCCGTGGGACTATTTGTACACGGCCGCGCTTTCTTATCTCCACTGGACGGACTGGGGATTTTGGTCCTCAACGCCCAGGAAGCTTCTAGCGTGTCTTGATGAGTTCTGGTATCTGGACCACTTGAGGTCATATGAGGCCGCTGCATACAACTTGGGATTTTTCGGGGTCATGTTCAGCAAAAACGTGGAGATCCCGGATCCGCCCGAGCGAAAGAATAAGCCTAGAGGCGTTGTCACAACGAACGACGCAGGGCTAGCACTGTTGGAAGGAATGTTTTGAGCGACCAAGCCGGCTTTAGTCTAACAGCAAAACTTCTCGGCGATGGCTCTGGCCTGGCGACAGCTCTTGAGAATGCCCAGAGCATGCTCAAGGGATATGGACTCGACCTCGAGAAGATGACGGAAGAGGGCTCAGCGCTTTTCAAGAAATTTGGCGTTGACGTCGACGGGTTTGCCGAGAAGTTCGGCGCCAGTAGCGAATTGCTTGTCGGCCTGGCGGCCGCGGGCGTCGCCATCTTCGAAGTCGGAAAAGAGATCTTCGAAGTCGGCGAGAAATTCGACGAGGCATTCTCGATCATCGGCAAATCGACCGGCGCTGTCGGGCCGCAACTGAGAGAACTGAGCGATGAGTTCGTGAAGGTCATGGGGTCTGGGATAACTCAGGGCATCGATGATCTATCCGAGGCCTTTTCCCTGCTGGCACAGAAACTCGACCTGACAGGCGATGCGTTGGTCCAGGCTACACAGGAGTTTTCGGCCTTCGCCGACGTAAACCGGACATCGGTCGCCGAGTCCGTAAAGCTGGTCACTGATCTCATGAATCAGTGGAACATCTCGATTGAGGATTCCACTGAACTGATGGACCAACTGACTCGAGCGGCGCAACTCACGGGAAAGCCTGTCACTGAAATCAGCCAGGCCGTTATTGGTTCCAGTGCCCAGTTCAAGCAACTGGGGCTGTCGCTCACTGACTCTATCGGATTCCTGACGGCCTTCTCCAAGGCTGGTGCCGATGTCAGCGCGACGACGCAGGCGCTTAACCATGCCGTTGTCACATTGTCACAGTCCGGCCGGGATGTTCCCGAAGCCTTTCAAGAAGCCATCAGCGCCATTCAGTCCGCGAAAGACCCGCAGGAAGCTCTCAACGCAGCGACCGAGATTTTCGGCGCTCGATCCGCTCCTAAGATGGTCGACGCCCTCCGCAACGCGAAGTTCGACCTGCAGGGATTCACCGAAGCTATTGCCACGGCTGGCGGAACTGTCGAAAAGACCAACGAGGCAACCGAGTCCATCGGTGACAAATGGGCCGCTCTAGGAAATAAGATCATGGCCGCAGTCGAGCCGATCGGTGAGGTGTTCATCACTGTCGGCAAACTCGTCATCGATGCCATCAACAAAATCGTGGAAGTGCTTTCGAATATTCTCACGCCGGCTTTCGATCTTTTGCGTGACGAGTTCCGCGACTTCGGTGATGCATTCAAGGCCGTGTTCGGAACGGTCGCCGCGGTTCTCCGCGGTGATTGGAATACCGCATGGATTGAAGCCCAGCTGGCCGCTTTGAACGTCATCAAGGCCGTCCTGGACTTCTTCTCCGCCATGGCAAACCAGGTCATCGGCATCATCAACAACATGACCTCGGCACTTCGGACAACGCTCGACGCTGTCGGGGTACATATCAAGGCCATCGGCGCCGTGTCGCTGGCTGAAGTCACTGGCATCTCAGAAACCATCAAGAAGCTCTATGCTTCACTGGATCAGAGCGGCGATCAGGCGACGAAGAAGCTCGGGCAACAGGCCGCAACACGCGAAAAGATCATCAACGACGAAGCCAAGACCTACGACATCAGCATCCAGGAACGGATCAAGGCATCACTCGCGCTCGAGCAGTCCTACGAACTTCAACAGCAGGCAGAGCGCAATCTAACGATGCTCACGCTTCAGGCTGCTTCGGCATCGACAGCTGCGGCGCAGACTTTCCAGCAAAATGCTTCAATTATCGGGGGCGCCATTACGGGTCTGGTAGAAGGTCCCATGGTGGCTCTGGGCGGCGCTCTCGAGAAAGGCGAAAACGCTTGGCAGGCTTTGGGAACTGCTGCCCTTCACTCCATTGGCGCTATCGTGAAAGGTTTTGCCGACCAGATGGCAGCCAAGGCGGCGCTGGATTATGCGCAGGCCTCAGCGTACGCCTCGAATCCATTCACCGCGCTGGCCGCTCCCGGATATTATGCCCAGGCAGCGATCGAGGGTGGCGCTGCGGCGGCTGGATATGTCGCGGCAGGCGCGTTGCAAGCTTTCGAACGCGGTACCCCGTATTCAAGCGGAGGCGCGGCTATGTTGGCCGAGGCCGGCCCTGAGCTCGTCATGTCGCCGGGCGTGCACACTCTCGCACAGGGAAGCGCCGTTCTCGATGCCGCCAGTACGGCCAAGCTCATGGGCCATGGCAAAGGAACCACATTGCAGTTCAACATTGGCAGGATGGATAGCTCGAGTGTTGGCGCCACCTTGCGCCAGGCGCAGGCCATTGCGCGAAGCATGGCTTTCCAGGGTGTGCTATGAGAAAACTCGTTTACACCAACCCGCTCGGGGTCTCTGTAACCCTGTTCGACGACAAGTACCTCATCACGACTCTCGATGGGATTGATCTGCCGACGGTTGATCTTCAGGAACAAAAGGCGCCCTACCAAGACGGAACGACATACCTCGATGCGTTGCTTGAGCCCCGGACAATCGTCGTAACTGGAGCCATCGTCAACATTCAGCAACTCGGCTCGATCTTCACGAATAGAGCCATCATTCTCTCGGCGTTGAATCCTAAGAACGGTCCCGGTGTCCTGACCTACACCAACGACAACTCGACCTATACGACAACCTGCATCATTGCTCAAGCGCAGTTCCCAAACAAGCTAGCAACCGATCCGTTTCAAGTTTTTCAGATTCAGATTTATTGCAATGACCCATACTGGTATGCAGGCACAGGAAGCTCTGCGTCGATGGTGATCGTAACAGGCGGACTCACATTCCCGATCACATTCCCGATTACATTCGGCAACTACATTGGTCAGTCATCTACTCCAGCGATCAATGCCGGGGATTCTGTGACTCCAATCATCATCACAGTCACAGGGCCGTCAACAAATCCTAGACTTACAAACCAGACAACTGGCGAATATATCGCCCTAAACATTGTGCTCAATGCAGGCGACATTCTCTCGATCAACACGAAATTCGGATCTAAGGCGATTGTTTATATGCCTGGTTCTGGAGGTGCTCAGAATGCAATGTCTTCTCTGGTACAGGGATCGACATTTCTGAACTTGGCTATTGGAAACAACGTTCTCTTGTTCTCTGACGATATCCAGGGATATTCGACTTGTGTCGTTACCTGGAACAATCGGTATTCAGGAAGGTAATATCATGGCGACGATCACGACTTTTGCTTACGACGCGGTGGCCGGGTCACCGTCCTATCCTTCGGCCGCTGCCATCGACTGGCTGAATCAGGCTATCGGCCGGCCGGCGGGGGTTATCCCGGGCGAGGACCTGGGAATGGTCTGCACCTCTGACGGCCTGGGCAACATCCTAACGCAGAACGGCGTCTGTATCCTGGGCGGACGCACCGCCATTCTCAGTGCGGGACCTCAGACAACGGCCATTCCGTCGCTCCCTGCTTCGGGATTTCAGACGGCGTACGCTGTCGTGGTCCGCTTCTCGCCGTCGACCCAGAGCACGTCTATAGTCATCATCGTAGGTAGCACTATCGCTAACCCAGGACCCGCCGTGAATCCGTCTATCGTCGCGGCTACGGATATTCTTCTGGCAAACGTGACCGTAGTGAACACGGGCGGTACGAATGCCTACACCGTGACCGACGCG